AGATGGTTCAGTTAGCGCACTTCGCGCGCCCTGAATTCTGTAGAGAGAGAATTTGATTTCTAGGAAAGGGTGGCCCAGTGAGCGTTATATTACGCATTTCGCGCTATAGAGAGCGTCCGATCGTGACAACGAAAGGAACTTTCTGGTGGTCTTTCGATGGAAAGACCCGCTCTAATGAGTGCATCACTGGGTGGGTAGAGCGGTGCGAGGACTGGGTCGGTGGTTGGGACATGGATAATCCATTCCTGATTGACCGGCGCCAGTATTATCCTCCGCTCTTATCAGGGGAGCAGTGGTCATCAGACGGTGACCGACTGCTGAGGAAACTCGATAACTACCCTCCGGACTTATGGTCCGTTGGGTTTAATCCCCCAATCGCCGATTTGGGACGGCCGCATACGTCAGATGACTATGCGGCTATCGCGAATGCCGGCGTCGCGGCTATGAACCCGAGCAGGCCCGCCATTAGCGTGCCTACTGTTCTGGGTGAGTCGCGTGACCTTCCTACACTGATGCGGTCAATCCCAGACGCCATTAAAAATTGGCGTTCCCTAGCGGGGATTGCAGGCGCTAATCTTGCCTGGCAATTTGGGTGGAAACCGATGATCAGTGACCTCAAGAAGTGCTTGGATTTCGAGAAGTCCGTATCCCAACGGATGACTTGGTTGAGACGCCTTCGAGAGGGGAAACCAATCTACAGGAGGTACCAGCTGCCCAAGGGCTATCACTTAGGCGACCCGGTCCAGATATGGACCGAGACGTTTTCGTGTAATCTGAAGCAGGAGTACCGTGACTTGAGCACGAAACGTGCTTGGGTCACGAGTCGCTGGAAGGCAATATGCCCCCAGCTTACTATTCCTAAATCAGATGAGGCCATGCGCAAGCGTGCGCGTGATCTCACCTTCGGCCTGACGTCTCCGTCATTGGCCGAAGCTGCCTGGGAACTCGTTCCGTGGAGTTGGCTTATAGACTGGTTTGCGGGCGTCGGCGAAACTCTTGCCGTGCTCAACAACAGCCTACTGCTCCAGCTGGATTCGCTTTGCTACATGCAGCACTTGCGTATGATACGCTCGTTCCGCACGTTGTCAAAGTCCGGGTGGGTTTCACTATCCCGACCTGGAACATTCGTTAAGGTGGAAAAGTCCCGAAAGGACATTAAGCCTTACGTAATGTCGTCACCTCTATTCTCTTCAACACCGGTCCTGAGTGGCCGGCAGATGGGCATTCTCGCCTCGGTGGTTACCCAACGAGGACCTTCTTCCTTAGTGAGGAAGTCGATCGGTGGAGGTAAGCTAAGGCTCTTTAGAGCCCGCTGAATTCCATTGCGAGAGTATCTGTTGATATACCCTTTATTCCCTAAGGAGGGAGATCCGAATGTTCGCGAATACCTTGACTTTGCCTCACGCTGGGGGGAACATTACCCTCACGCGTATCGACGACTCTGCACCATACACCTCGGTGTATTCCTTTAAGGATTCGGTGTCAGAGGTCCGACTAACCTTTCGCCATACCAAGACGAAGGGTACTGCCACAGAGCCCGCGAAGGAGCGTCACAACGTTGAAATTGTGCGCACAATCTTCGCTACGCCCACCGTGGAGGAATACTCCCGGAAAGCGTATATAGTCATGGAGCAATTGCCCAATGACTTGGACTTCTATGACTTTACAGCGATGTTCTACCTGCTTGCTGCAGATACGAACGCGCTGTTGGCCGGACTAGTGAACAATGAGTCCTAACCCATTTCTGCCCCGGGCGTCCCAAATACGGGAATGGCCCGGGGGGGGAAGGACTTAACGTTCCCTATCGGGTGGCACGATGGGCCCCTTGGAGGGGCCCGCCACCTTGTAGGCTCGTTGATAGGTACCGCGGACCGTACATCCATTTCGGAGAAATCCTAATGGTGAAAAGGTACGTGGATTATTACGTTGGGCTGTACAACGCATTGTTGCTAGATGCAACGTACGCCCGCCCTACGCTCGGATCTGAATTCGCTAGAGATAGCATTCGGCTCCGTAGACTCATCGATCAGCGTGGTCTACCGTTTCTTATGGTAGACCTCCCAGCGATGGGTAAGCACCTTGACAGGTGCCTAGCTGAGGGTAAGTACAAACTATCTGGGTTACCAGGCTCACGCCGGTACTCAAATAGGACACCGATCCCGAAGTTATTTCGGGGACTGTATCTACTTATATTCGATGAGGATGGAACGCTTAAGGAGGACTTCGATTATGAAGCTGTTTTTCTTTTGCGTCAGTTTTTATACTGCGCTAAGAAAGCTACTGTCGACTGTAGTGCCGAATCTGAAGCGCTTGAAATTCAAGCTTTCATCGACACTGATGGTCTCCTACCAGAACCCGACCCCTGGTGGGTCGAGGAAAGGTGCACGGAAAATTCATTACCGTTCGCCGGCTTCTCAGCCAGTCTGCGGTACGTGCAAAGATCAGGACAATTGCCCTGGTCCCCGGGAGTTCTGCCGGAAGGCAGAATTAGTGCAAACGCACTAGACCAATCCCTCCTAGCCATGCTAGACAGGATAGCCTGCATGGTTACCTCTGCTTTAGGGCCTTATCGGCCCGAAGAGTGGAAGTTTAAGCATGGACCAGGTGTTGTTTCAGACGTGAAGCCTGATCAAGACCGTTATCGGTTTGAACTCTGGCCTGACCGTTTGGAAGATGTGTTCCCCCGCGCGGACGTTGCTTATTGCAACTATGCTTGGTGGGCAGACGACGCCCAAGGTAAGATGCGGACAAAGGAATTACCGCATTCACGTCTTATCGCTGTCCCTAAGACCCTGAAGAAACCAAGGCTTATAGCCGCGGAACCTTCAGCCCATATGTTTTGCCAGCAAAATATTTGGCATTACTTTAGGGTGCGTTGTGCAGATACCTGGCTAGGTGACTTTGTCCGATTTACGGATCAGTCCCAAAACCAGGAACTTTGCCTACGCGGATCTTTGGATGGGTCGCTTGCGACGATAGATTTGTCGGCTGCGAGCGATAGGGTTAGCTGTCTGTGTGTAGGTAACATGTTTAGGTCCAATGAAGGACTGTTGCATGCCCTGCGCTCTACACGTACCCATTTTTGCGAACTCCCCCTCGAAGACTCTGAGGGGAAACGCATTAAGCTCGAGTTACGTAAGTACTCGACGATGGGCAATGCCACTACATTTCCAGTTGAGAGCCTCATCTTCCTGAGCATAGCCATTGCGGCGTGCTTGGTGGATGAGTTGGCTAGCAACCAGCGGACCCTCACGGAGAGGGTCAGGCAATTGGCAGGGAGTGTGTCCGTCTTTGGGGACGACCTCATTGTCCCCAGGGATAAAGTAGGGTTGGTTGTTAGGCTGCTCACTTTGTTGGATTTCAAAGTGAACAACGACAAAAGCTTCTGGACCGGAAGGTTCCGGGAGTCCTGCGGCGTTGACGCGTTCGGGGGCCATGAGATCACCCCCGTTTACGCGAGCAAGCCTTTCGACAACTCGCCAGAGTCGTACGCTGCTGCAATCGACATCTCGAATAACCTTTACAGGCGATTCTTGGTGCATGCGGCTAATTACGTACAATCAACGGTAGGCAGGATTAAATTCCCTGTCGTCCCAATTGATTCTGGCGTTGTAGGGTTCCAATCTTTTGTGACACCATCCTTAGACCTCCTTAAGGGTCGATGGCATCAGGGGTTGCAGGAGAGGCAAATCCGAGTTCCTAGCTTCCATACTAGCAACGAGGTGCTGCCACCCGCAGACTTTAACACGTGTCTTCTCCAGTACTTCACTGAAGAACCTGACCCGTTCACTATGTGGACGAGTGGCATAAGGACACGGCCTGTGCTCAAAATCAAGCACAGGTGGGTTTCAGCCACCCAGTACCCTACAAGGACTGAAGGCTGTTACAGCGCAGAGGAGACAGTTGTCAAACTCGGCGCAAAGATAAATAGCTGAACCCCGCCAAGGGGCTAGGCTAGGGATACCGTGGCTTCATGCCAGGGTGCGTCGGGTACCTGCCCT